GAAGTGTGGTGGGAAGAAAGGTGGGAAGAATGGTGGGAAATGTGGTGGGAAGAACGGTGGGAAGAACGGTGGGAAGTGTGGTGGCGTAAAAGTTTCTACAGTTCCAGTTGTCGTGCCAGCAGACTGTCCATTTGCATTCGTTGCGTAAACAGTATAAGTTTCAGAGTTTGGAGATGCTGTATCAAATGGAGATGTTGCAGAAGCAGACAAAGATCCACGAATGCTAGAAGTAATTTGAAAAGTAGTTATTGCGCTTCCACCTGTAGCGTTTGCAGAAAAAGTAATTCTGTCAAAGCCAGAAGCTGGGACTGGGGTTGGCCCAGCGGCACTTGTTGAAACAGATGCGTTTGGAGCTTGCGGAACTGTTGTAGCAGTTATTGATCCTGATGTTGTTGGCTGAGATGATCCCGCAGCGTTTGAAGCAACAACTGTAAAAGTATAAGCCGTGGCACTTGCTAATCCAGTAAATGTATAACTAGTGCTAGAAGTAGTTTGTGTTGTTGTTGCTGGGGTTGATGTAATGGTATAAAGTGTTGCTGGGGGTGATGCGGCTGGCAAAGACCATGTAAGAGATGCTGCGCCATTATTATATGCCCGCCCAGTACCCACATTTGTTGCAGTTAAGGAAGTAACTGCACTTGGTTCTAAGAAGTTATCCTGCGCTGAGGATTTTCTACCTATTCTCTTATTTGCCATTTATTTAGCCCCTATCTTTATTTTTTTAATTATGCTGTCAAGTCTCCAGCTAGCAACCAAGTGTTTACTGCTACCTTGGTAAGTGTTGCTGATGAATGTGTTGTTCTTAGTTTTAATCCTGGTGTACGAAGAATTGTAACTGTACCATCTGCTGCTACAAAGTTTGCGCCAGTTCCTGATGCTTGGTAAAAATCAATTGATGTACCAATCGGAAAAGCTGTTGTTGCATTTGTTGGTATTGTAATTGCCTGTGTTCCTGCAACTGGGATAAGTTGATCTCTTAGGGCAAGGCCACCTGTTGACAGGTTATATGCTGCTGAGATTTCAGTTCCAATTGTTGTAAGTGATGGGACACCAGCTTTTGTTTGAGTGCCATCTGTAAATGCTACTCCTGCTGCTGCAACTGTTACTGTACCAGTAAATGTTGGGGAAGCAAGTGGTGCTTTTGCTGCTAAATTAGTTGTAACTGTCGATGCAAAGTTTGCGTCATCACCAAGTGCTGCAGCAAGTTCATCAAGTGTGTTGAGTGCTGCTGGAGCAGATGCAATTACTGCATTTACCTGTGCTGTTGCATCTGCAATTGCTTCTGACTTAGCAGTTGCGATTGCAGTAGCCTGTGCTGTTGATACTGGCTTTGCTAAGTCTGCTGTATTATCAACAGATCCAAGCCCAACCATAGTCTTTGTAATTCCTGATACTGTGCCTGTAAATGTTGGTGAGGCAAGTGGTGCTTTTAGTCCAAGAGCTGTATCGAGTCCTGAAATCTTAGATGTTGCAATTGCTGCAGAAGCATTAATGTCTGCATCTACGATTGTTCCGTTTGCAATTTTAGCTGAAGTTACTGCGCCATCTGCAATCTTTGATTCAGTTACTGAATCAACTGCAAGTTCTGAGCTAGTTACCGATGCTGCAATAATTTCTGCAGTTCCAACTGAATCATCTGACATCATTGATTGAGTAATTGTATTTGCAGGAAGTGTTACTGTTCCTGTAAATGTTGGGGAAGCAAGTGGTGCTTTAGTATCAATTTGAGTCTGAATAGATGATGTTACTCCATCAAGGTAACCGATTTCAACATCTGAAACGTTGGCAACAACTGGCTGCTTGGTATTTAATTGAGTTTGAATTGCTGATGTTACTCCATCAAGGTAGCCAATTTCAACATCTGAAACGTTAGCAACAACTGCCTGCTTGGCATCTAGTTGTATTTGAATACCAGATGTTACTCCGTTTAGGTAACCTATTTCTAGGTTGCTAACATCACCGATTGAAGTTGATTCTGGAAGAGTTACATTTCCAGTAAATGTTGGTGCTACAAGTGTTGCGTAAGTTGTTGCGGCAGTTGCTGATGCTAACTTAGCATCAATTTGTCCTTGAACTGAAGATGTAACGCCGTTGAGATAACCAATTTCTAGATTGCTAACGTCACCGATTGAAGTTGATGCTGGAAGAGTTACTGTACCAGTAAGTGTTGGTGAGGCTAGTGGTGCGTAAGTTGTTGCGGCAGTTGCTGATGCTAACTTAGCATCAATTTGTCCTTGAACTGAAGATGTAACGCCGTTGAGATAACCAATTTCTAGATTGCTAACGTCACCGATTGAAGTTGATTCTGGTAGAGTTACTGTACCAGTAAGTGTTGGTGAGGCTAGTGGTGCTTTTGCATCGAGCTGAACCTGAATACCAGAAGTTACTCCGTTTACATAACCTAGCTCTACATTGCTTACATCGCCAATGGTTGTTGTAGAAGGAAGTGTTACAGAACCAGTAAATGTTGGTGCATTTATTGGAGCTTTTGTTGCAAGGCTTGATGTAATAGTTCCTGAAAAGTTTGCGTCATTACCAAGTGCTGTTGCTAACTCGTTAAGAGTATTTAGCGCTGCTGGTGCAGCACCAAGTACTAATCCAATTTGCTCATCAGCATATCCTTGAGCTTCTGACTTGGCAGTTGCAATTGCTGATGCTTGTGCTGTTGATACTGGTTTTGCTGAGTCTGCTGTATTATCAACATTTGCAAGACCAACGTCTGACTTAGTAATTCCAGTTGGTGTATTAATAACTGGAGATGTTAAAGTTTTATTTGTAAGTGTTTGTGTACCAGTTAGTGTTGCAACTGTTGAATCAATATCAATTGTAATTGTTCCTGCTTCATCATTATATGTCTTGTCTAATCCTGTTCCAGCTACTAATGCTGTTTCTACGGTATCGACTACAGCTTCTGAACCAACTAGTGCTTTCCAGTTTGCATCTGTTGATGCAGGTGATGCAGAAAGAACATATGACTGTCCGTTATCTGACTGAATAGCAATATCTCCAGCTTCTGCTGTCAATGCTAGTCTTGCTGCTTGGTTTGCAACAGCGCTTACGGTTACTTTAGCAAGCGGTGGAAGTTGAGATGATGGGATAAATCCTGATGAGTCTAATGAAGCAACTCCATTGGCAACCCCCTTAGTGCTTAGAAGAATATAATCGTCTACTGTTTGTGAGAGAGCATAACTTAGTGAGTTCCAAGCAGTGCTTCCATCTCCAAATTTAAATGTATTAGTATCTGTTTCAATACCAATTTCTCCAGCTGCTAGGGTTGGGTTTGCTGCCACCCATTGAGCTTCTGTACCTCTTCTTAACTGTAATCTTACTGTTGCCATTTTGTTACCCCTTATATATTTTATTTATACTGCTTATTGTATCATTTATTGCTTTAAGATATAGATCCAGAGTCAAAAACCATAGAAACATCGGCATCTGTAGATGATGGCGATCCGCCATCTACAAACTTGCTTGTTGCTTCAGGAGTAACTCCATTTGCCTGTACTGTATATATTGGCTGACCATTATAATCAATGGCTAATCCAATATCCATAAAACTAATTGTTGTACTTGTATCTGGAATATCTGAATTGAAAGCTATTGGAACCCATGTTCCATTTAGCTGTATTTGTAGCTTGCTTGTTGCTGTATCAAATCTAAGGGGTGTTTCGCCTAAAACGACGTTAGACCCAAATGTGGCAGTGCCTGCTACATTGAGTCCATTTTTTACTTTAAAATTTTTATCTACTGTTGCCATTTAAGTTCACATATCCCCTAATTGTTTTTGTGGGGGATTTTTAAGGAATCCCCCAAAACCTTTATTTAATTATTTAATTAGCGTTCCAACAACCACAACTTCTGTGTTAGCGTTTGCTGGTGTTACTCTAATTCTTACATCTGATCCAGAATAATCTGCTGAAACTGCAGCCAATTCTGTTCCGTTTGAATATGTAATTCCATATTCAGAAACTGCTACGTTATTTGCAGTATCAAGGGTTACTACTAGGTCTGAAACCTGAGTATGTACACCATTTTTTACTTTTACTACAAACTTAGCGCTTCTGTAGTCTGCTGCTACCCATGAGATAGCTGTTGTTTCTGCTGCCACCGCAATATTTCCAGTTGTTGCTGCAACCTGCTTAGCAACATCATTGTAATTAATTGCTGTAAATGATGTAGTTCCATTTTGCTGAGCTGCATTAGCTGCTGCTGCTGTTGCTTCTGCTGCTGCTTGAGCTGCGTTAGCTTTTGTAGTAGCATCTGATGCGGCTGTTGAGACTGCTGTTGCTACATTTGCTGTAGTTGCTAGAAGTGAAGTATCTGCAATTCCGTGAATGTTTGTTGTATCTGCGCTGTGTGTTGAAAGCGCTGCTGCTGCTGTTGCTTCTGCTGCTGCTTGAGCTGCGTTAGCCTTAGATGTTGCATCTGCTGCTGCGGTTGCTTCTGCTGCTGCTTGAGCTGCGTTAGCTTTTGTAGTAGCATCTGATGCGGCTGTTGAAACTGCTGCCGCGATATCTGTTGTTACTTGAGCTGAGTTAGCCTTTGTTCCAAGGGCTGTTGTTATAGTTGTTGTGTAATTAGCATCATCATTGATTGCTGCTGCTAATTCATTTAATGTGTTAAGAAGTGATGGTGCGCCATCCACTAATGAATCTACTGCAGTTGAAATTGCTGAGTTACGGTTTGAAACCTCTGTTGAGATTGCAGATGAAAGCGCTGCTGCTGCTGTTGCTTCGGCTGCTGCTTGAGCGGCGTTGGCTTTTGTAGTAGCATCTGTTGCTGCTGCAGACTGTGCTGCGTTGGCTTTTGTAGTAGCATCTGCTGCTGCTGCTGAGATAGCTGCTGCTTGAGCTGCGTTAGCCTTAGATGTTGCATCTGCTGCTGCGGTTGCTTCTGCTGCTGCTTGAGCTGCGTTAGCCTTAGATGTTGCATCTGCTGCTGCAGTTGATACTGAAGCTGCGTCGCCTGATACTCTAAGTGCTGCTTCTGCTGCTACCTTAGTTGTAGCATCTGTTGCTGCTGCAGTAATTGCTGCTGACTGTGCTGCTGCTGCTGAGCCTGCTGCATCGTATGCTGCGGCTGTTGCTGACAATGCACGAGCATCTGTAAAATATTTGTTTGCTGGATTTTCTGCAAGGTCTGCTGTGTCATGATTTGAAAGACTTGAAACTGTACCTGTTACATCACCAGTAAGGTTACCAACAAATGTAGCAGTAATTGTTCCTGCGGCAAAATTGCCATTGGCATCGCGTTTTACTACTGTATTTGCTGTATTGGCTGAAGTTGCTGTACCACCAATAATACCAACAATGTAGTCTTGGTCTGCTTGGGCCTTGGTTAATACACCAAAACCGTTAACGGTAGCTGTGCCACCCTCAACGATAAGCCCATTTTTAATTCTAAAGTTTTTATTTACTGTTGCCATTGATATGACTCCCTTTTACTGCTTTTTTATGCTTTTAATGCTGTTCTAAAATATCTTACTTTTACTGATCCTGAAACAGGAGTTACGCACAAACTTATTATACCGCTATTTTCTTCAAAAGTAACTGTAGCTAAAGATAAATCTGTGTTTGACACTATGTCTGATTCTGAAATGTAAACATTGGTTCCATCGTTAAGCAGTACAATAGTTGAAGTGTGTGTTAAGTTTCCAACAGACTTATCAATCTGCAGGGAGTATCTAACTGTCTTATATACCGTCTTTGAGAATGAATCTATAGCTGTTTTGTTTTCTATTCCGTCTATAGTTAGATCGTTGTTTCCATCTAGCCCCAAAAGTTCTGAAGCGTTTTCTGCATCAAGAGTAGCTAAGCTTGTTTCTAGCTGAGAAACCTTGTAGTCTATCGAGTTTACATCTGTTGATCCGTTTACGCCAAGCTTGTTTTCAATTGCCTCAATTGCATCATTGACGTTGCCGTGCAACGTTGCATGGCCTTCCATTGATTCAGTTGCGGCAGGATTAGTAAAATTGTCTTTTGATGTTGGGTAACTTGTTGCCATTTTGCCTCCAGGCAGTGTTGCTTATGGTTTAATTATACATTATAAAAAATTATAATTTAAATATTTTTTATTTTTAAGAAGGGGCTTATAAAAGCTTGTATTACTCGTAGCTCTTTCTTTGCCATATATTCTGCTTGTACCAGCCAATCATAGACTTATTGGAAAGCTTATGGTTTCTTTCTGCATCCTTAATGATATCTAAATCTGAAATAGCTTTCCAGGGCTCTCTTTTAATTGGTATAATTTGAGCTATTGGTGTGCCAGCCTCAATTACCCCAGAGAATCCTTTTCTTATGTAGAATGGGAAGTTTCCTGGCTGCATGTCATACGGCCCATCTACTATTCCAGAAAGGGTATAGAATGGAAGGTCAACCCTATTTAAAGGATGGGTAAACAAAAAACTATAACCTTCTGGTATGCTGATTGCAACTTTTGACTCCCAAGCAAACTGCTGACTATAAAATCCTGGAGGAGCTGGAACTTCTTGGTTTGCAGATCTTTCTCCAAAAAAACGTCCATCTAGCCTATGTCTAATCTTTGGCTTTCCATCTTCTATTTCAACTAAAAAATCTATAGGTGCAGTTAAAGCATAACCAGTAAGCATTGAATCCATATATGGACCACAAACTTTTACCGTTACATTTGGTGGGTTAAGGCTATACTGCTTTGCTCCATCTTTAAACTTATCTATAGACTTATACCAGTCAGGAACTAAAGATTTTATTGGAACTATCGGACTAAAGACTTCATCGTACATAGCAAACTTAAGAATTTTTTTCTTCATATCCGACCCTTCTAAATAATTAAAGTTGCTTGTCTGCTTCTTCTATTGCTAAATCTTCTGCTAAGAGCTCTTCTTCTGTTGGTGAGCCAATTGATGATGATGCTGGGTATGAAAAATTCTCTCCATCCCAATCCCAGTTTGTCATATTAATACCAACTCCTCCGTTGGCATAAATTTCAGTTACATCTATAACTACTGGGTCACTCAAAAATATTGAAGCGAGTCTTTCATCTGTGTGTAAAACGTCTACAACTTTGCCATCAATAACAAAAGCAACTTTAATTGGTGGATTTTCCATTATATAATTTCCTCATTTTCATCTGGATTAACTGCAGACCACTTACCTAGGGGGCAACTGGCGTTTGGTAATTTTGTTTTTAGATTCATGATACATCCACACTTTTTACACTGAGATGTTGCTTTAATAAGCTCTGGACAAACTTTACATATCTCAAGTCGCTCTTGGGCTAAATCTTCATCTACCCTTCCAAGCTCTTTATTAAAAAGATCCCAGGGTCTGGCACCCCTCATGTATGGATTTTTCATTATTATCTCTTTCTGTTTATATTTATATTGTAGCAGAAAAGTTAGAAACTGTCGAGCCTTGATTATATGGAGACGGAGATTTTATTATTCCAACCACGCCTGTCCTATTCGGTGAAGTAATTGTGTCTGATCTTTCTCCTATAGAATTAGTCATTCCTATTGTAGAATATGCAATAGATCTTACATTTGTTCCTGAAATAATAACTTTTATTGCTAGTGGCTGTGAAGGCAATGCAACATCTGTACCGACTGAGCTTACTACTCCTCCGATTGATTTTATTACATTTAAATAATAATTATAATTTGTTTGCGTTGTTGTTTGAGTGTAACAGCTGTACTGAGTTGGTCCAGGGCCAACATAGCATGTTGTGCCAGACAAAGAGCCACCTGAAGGGCAGCTGTAGCTAGCAGGTACAGAAACAGTGCAAGTAGACCCACTTAGGCTACCACCTGAAGGGCAGCTGTAGCTAGCAGGTACAGAAACAGTGCAAGTAGACCCACTTAGGCTACCACCTGAAGGGCAGCTGTAGCTAGCAGGTACAGAAACAGTGCAAGTAGACCCACTTAGGCTACCGCCTGAAGGGCAGCTGTAGCTAGCAGCTACAGAAACAGTGCAAGTAGACCCACTTAGGTTTCCACCTGAAGGGCAATAGTAGTATCCAGGCACATCAACTATGCAATTATTTCCAGATAAAGTTCCTCCTGAAGGACAGGTGGTTGATGCTGGCGTACTTACAGTACAAGTACTTCCAGACAAGGTTCCTCCAGAAGGGCAAGACAGTGTAACTGAGGCTGGGTAATAACATGTTGCACCTGATTTTGTTGTACCTGAAGGACAACATTGGCTAAAAGAATATGTTTCTTCACATGGCCCGCTGCATTGAGAACATAAAGGTATTCCATTTGTTCTTTGATAAAAATCCTTAGAAATATTAAAAACTCCACAACACCTTGTTTCGGCTGTGTAAGAACTGCTTGCGCTATATGTAAAACTTGATGCTGGCTGATTGTATGCTGCGTAGCTAGATGAAGAAGGATTCTGGTATGCAGCACCGTAAGAAAAAGAATAAGAAGGGCTAAGTTGCGCTGAATATGAAAATGAATAAGCGGGATTTAATTGCGCTGAATATGAAAATGAATAAGCAGGATTTAATTCCGCTGAATATGAAAAAGAATAAGCAGGGTTTAATTGTGCTGCATACTGATATGGAGCAGATCCAGCTATTGTTGAAACGCCTCCACAACAATTTGCAGATGGTGGATTACTTCCATTAGTTACTAAACCAGTATTGCATGGATAGCTTGTAGATGTAGTATTGTAAGAAACAGAAGCAACCCAGCTATTAGCATCTGATACCCAATATGTTAATCCCGTTCCACCAGTAACTCCAGCAGATGCAGTAAGATTTGGAAGCGAAAGCTTAACTCCAGATATTGCATATGTAGATGGGTCTGAGCTACTTATAGCAACTCCAGTACCTAGAACCCAGGATCCCCTGTAAGACTTCCATCCAGCTTTTAATGTTACACCGCCAAAACTATCTAAAAACTGCTGATATGCTTTAAGCTTAGAGTTAACAACCCTTTTCTTTTTAGCACTTCTCATTAGGCTTCCGTATCGCCAGTTACCAACCAGCTGTTTGCTGCTCTTTTTTCAATAAATATTGATGACCACTGTACTCTGGATTTAAATTGATTGTCTGGTCCATAAATTAAAACAGATACACTCTCTCCCTGAACAGTTATCTTTCCAGTATTTGCTTGAAGCAATTCAATACTAGAGCCAATTGGTAGGTTTAAAGTAATATCTGCTGGTATAGTAACCGTAATTGGTGATGCCGAATTAAACTCTATTCTTTTATAAAGATCAGAAGATGTTATTGAATAGCTTGTACTTGTTGTTCCAGCTGTAGATATTAAGTTATCAGATTTTGCATTTAAAGCAGTTTGAGTTAATGAAGAAATTGGTTTGTTGGTATCAGAAGTATTGTCAACATTACCAAGCCCAACCATAGTCTTTGTAATTCCTGATACTGTACCAGTAAATGTTGGTGAGGCAATTGGGGCTTTAGATGAAAGATTAGCTGTTACTGTAGCGGCAAAACTTGCGTCGTCTCCAAGTGCTGCTGCAAGCTCGTCTAGAGTATTAAGTGCTGCTGGCGCTGATGCGATTACTGCATTTACCTGAGCTGTTGCATCTGCAATTGCTTCTGACTTAGCAGTTGCGATTGCAGTAGCTTGTGCTGCAGACACTGGCTTTGAAGCATCTGCTGTATTATCAACATTTGCAAGCCCAACTGAAGATTTTGTAAGTGCTGCTATTGCAGATGATACCTTTGTGTCTGCCGCAGAGCTTGCTGCTGCTTGAGCGGCGTTAGCCTTTGTTGTAGCATCTGCTGCTGCTGCTGAGATAGCTGCTGCTTGAGCGGCGTTGGCCTTTGTTGTAGCATCTGCTGCTGCTGTAGATACTGAAGCTGCATCTCCTGATACTCTTAGTGCTGCTTCTGCTTCTACCTTAGTTGTAGCGTCTGTTCCTGCTGCAGTTATTGCTGCTGCTTGTGCTGCGTTAGCCTTTGTTGTAGCATCTGTTGCTGCTGCAGATATTGCTGCTGCTTGAGCTGCGCTGGATTTTGTTGTAGCATCTGTTGCTGCTGCTGAGATAGCTGCTGCTTGAGCTGCGTTGGCTTTTGTTGTAGCATCTGTTTCTGCTGCTGAGATAGCTGCTGCTTGAGCTGCGCTAGCTTTAGATGTAGCATCTGATGCGGCTGCAGCAGTTGCTGCGGCTTGCGCTGCGCTAGCTTTAGATGTAGCATCTGATGCGGCGGCTGCTTGCGCTGCGTTAGCCTTTGTTGTAGCATCTGCTGCTGCTGCTGCAGTTGCTGCTGTAACATCAGATAAATTAGCTTTTGTTCCTAGTGCTGTTGTTATAGTTGCAGCGTATGAAGCATCATCATTAATTGCAGCGGCAATTTCATTTAAAGTATTTAATGCATCAGGTGCTGTATCTATAAGGTTTGATATAGCATTTGTAATAGCTGAATTTCTATTTTCAACCTCTGTAGAAATTGCTAAAGATACTTCTGAATCTCTTGCAATTCCTGCTGGAATTTGAGAATCTGGTACTTTGCCAGCAGAATCTAGTGCTGCAACTCCACCAGGAACTGATTTTTGATTTAACGGAATATATTCATCAATTGTGCCAGCCAAGGCGTAATCAAGATCTCTCCAAGGAGTTTGTCCGTCTCCAATTTTAAATGTATTTAAATCTAAAGATATTCCAATTTCTCCAGATCTTAATATTGGGTTATCTCTAAACCAATCATCTTCTACATCTCTTCTTAATTGAATTCTAGTTGCCACTTGAATCCCCTCCATTTATTACTGGTGAATATTGATCAGAAGAGTCCCCACCATTAATTACAATACTATCAGATTCGGGATAGTATAAAGAATCTGGTGCTCCTCCTGAAAGTAATGATAGATTTTCAAACCTAGGAAAATCTACTTCATCACCTGGTCCACCACCGTCAAATCCTAAAACAAGCGGGGTAGTCTCTAAAACGCTTTGTGCTGTATTAGTATTTTTAAAATTAATAGGATTTTGTGTATTAACTGTATGTACTGAACCATCATATGCGTGAGTGTGCATATAAAATGGAGTAGGGTCATCGCTTTTAGGAGTAATGTCTACCCAAACTGCTCCATTGTATATTCTAATATTTTTTGTTAAAATGTTAAAGTATACGTCACCTTCTAAAGCTGCAGATGGATTCTCTGCAAGCGTTAGAAGGTTTAACGAAGACTTAAGTTTCATTTTTGACTTAGCCTATTACAACTACTCTATATTCTCCAGATGCTGGTGCAACTGCAAACTTAATAGTTACTGCTGAGTCTGATGTATGCTCAATATCTGTAAGAATCTCTGCATATGGTGCTGCAACTTCATATATAGAAACTACAACATCTTTTGTTGCTAAATTGTGAGTTACTGTATAAGATGTTGCTGATGTATTGAGAGTTGTCTTATACTTTCTTGTTATCTCATGATAATTTGTACCGTCATTTGTTAATGTCCATTGGTCTGCCGCCTCATTCCATAAAACTTCTACATCTGCAGAGGTTCCACGGTTTACCTTAAGACCAGCATCTGCTGATGGGGCTCCAGTAACATTTGTATTAAGAACAACTTTATTATCAACAATATTAACTTCTGTTGTGCTTATAGAGTTAATAGATCCTTGAACATCAAGGTTTCCACCAATGGTTAAGTTACCAGTAACTGTTACATCATCTGGCAATCCAATAGTTACTGCTGCTGATTCTGATCCAGATCCTGAAACTGTAATTTCTCCAGATGTTCCAGCAATTGTTGAAATGTAACTTCCAGTTGTGTCTGTTCCAAGAACAACTGAGTTTGGCTCAATTGTTGTTGATATTGTTACATCACCCAAATTGGTCATTGTTGCAGAACCAGTTACATCTCCTGAAAGTGTAATTACTGGATCTTTATTAAGAGATACTGCTCCTGCTGTGACTGTAAAGTCTGTTGAGCTAAATGAAGCAACACCTTTATTTGTGTATGTTGCATCTTCTGCAGATACTGTAATTGTGTTATTCGTTACGGCTACATCAATTCCTTCTCCGCCAGCAACTGTGAGTGTGTCTGTAAGAAGGTCAACTGTGTCTGTTCCAGTGTCTCCAGCAACTGAAAGATTGGTTGCTACGTTTACTGTTCCTGCTGCAGTCAAACGACCTTGGGAGTCAACTGTAAATGTCGGAATTGCTGTTGCTGACCCATAAGATCCAGCAGTTACTGCTGTATCATTAAGTTTTAATGTTGTTGTGCCTGCGGTATCGTCGTATGTTGCGGTTAAAGCTGTTCCTGCTAATACGGACGAACCAATAATGTCTTGAATTACTTCTGTAGAACCAGATGCGGGTGTCCACTCTGTTCCATTGTAGAAGTAAAGAATATTTGTGCCAGTATTGTAGTATATTTGACCAGATACTGGATTTGAAGGCGCTGAGCCTAAGTTTTGGATTCTAGCATTGAGCAACTCATTCTTGTTGAGATCAACGCTAACTAAAAATTTTCTTGCCATTTGCTATCTCCTTATGACAGGTATGCTGTCCCTGAAAATGGTTGAGCCATAGTCAGTGTTATTTGATTAGTACTATTGTAGTCTATTCCAGTTTCCAAAATATCCCCTGCACTAGACTTAACTGTTACGTTTGGTTGATATCCTAGTCCATGATTAATAACAACAGAATACACTCCAGATAAAGGACCAGTAACTTGGGTTAATTCCCAAGGATACGCTAGTGTATTATTTGTTAAAAATATTTTGCTTGCTCCTGACCAATTTAAATCAGAAAGCTTTGGTCCGTGAAATGCAGCTGAAAGCATATCAAAGTAAAAATCTCCAGTAAGACCCAAATTTGCTGCTGGGTCTCCATTTCCATTTAGAATGGTTCTTCCTCTTGGTCCTTGTGGACCTGGAGAAGAAATTACTACTTTATTTATTTGCTCTCGAACAACTACGGATTCAGTCATTAAATAGTTACCGATCTATTTAGGGTCATAAACCCTTCAAGGAGCTTTATCTTATTCCCATTAGAATCTACAACCATAACATCATAAGATGATTTAGGATAAAAGATTTTGCTTGTTTGTGTTGGTGTCATTTTTACAGTTAATTTACCATTAGGTCCATCAATTGTAATTCCGCCAGATGGTGATGTTAATGTAACAGCTAACTTGCTGCCGCCTTTTGTATCACGCACCTGCATCTTTGCAGATGCACCAGTAAGATCAATCGCATCGTCATTTTCGTCTTTATATTCTACTATAAAACTAAATGTTGCATTTTGATCTACTTCGAAATTCTTTTGTCCTGCCATTTGCCATAGTCTCCTAAATAGGAATACTCCTGTACTAATTTTAGCACAGGAGTATTTCTAATCGACTATTTTTTGTTTACTTGTTGGTAAACCCAAATGATGGTTCATTAGGGTTTAGTGCTTTCAAAATTACGGGTGCTGTGGCAGCGAATCCGCCAAGTAGTAGGTCTCTTGGGCTGGTGTTGCCTGTCATATATAGGGCGATTGCCGCTCCTAGAAAATGACGTCCATAACTTGCTAGTGCTGCTAGAATCTTCTCTTGCATTGTAACCTTTCCATCTCCATTAAGATCTTCTTTAGCTTTTGCCATTTTGATCCTCCTTATTTCTAGGCGGTGTGCCCAGGAATTTTGAGCCTAAGCCCAATTATATAATTGTACCACTATGCGCTAATATCTACCAATTCACAATTACCATCAGAGCTACAGGCAAGTGTAGCATTTATAGAGGTACCATCTTCTGTTTCATAAAAAGATAAATCTTCCCATCTAATGCTTTTAGGCATTCTTGACACCAGCTCGTCATACTCTTCCTTACCAACTTCTTGATATGGAGCTTGCTTGTAAGAATGATCAGAATATGGAAGGAAAGAGATTCCAGAAAGATCATCAAAGTTTTTGTAAACCCAAGCACCAACCTCCATCCATTCATCATCTTTAACAGAAACTGTAATAGATGGCTTATGGTCACACCAAGCCTTCTGATAAATCATCCAAAGCTCTAGGTGCTCTATGGCAGTGAGATCTTTTCTTAATGTTGCTCCATTTGGTGCTTTTACTGGGAAAGAAAAAACATAAGTTTCGTTAGGCTTCATTACATCGTCTTCTACTGGAATTCCAATCTCTTTAAGAAAAATTGAAATAGGATCTCCCTTAGACCCACGAACAGTTCTAATGTAATACTCAGAATGCCAAGGGTGCATGCCAGAAGAAACTCCAGTAAGTTGAGAAACTGTTCCAGAAGGCTTTACACATGTAACTGAAGCTGATGGGTTAATTCCTATATTTGACGCTTCCTTAACATTTGCTTCTTTGGCTCTGACCTTAAGTCTTTGTAGAGCATGCTCAAGACGTAGGTGATCATCTTCTTTAATATGATCTTTATTTTTGCAATTTCCTTCACAGCTATATCTGCATGTGTAGCCTTCTGGCTTGTGTGCCTGATACTTACCAGAAAAATAAGAATTTCCAAACTGTCCAGTTAGAGATACACCAAGAAGTCTTTCTTCTTCTGTATTCTTTTTCCAAACCTCTCTGATGTACTTAAAGTTTGTCAATGTTGATTGCCATGTTCCAAGAACTGAAGCAAGCTCAACTTTTAAAGAAACTGACTCTTCATTATCATCTTCACGAATAACAACTTCTGACAAATTACAGAACTGATTAGGTCTCAATATGATTTCTGAGCATGGGTTAGTGCCATAATGTATTTCTGGATCTCTTCCACTTAATGCAGCTTGTTTTTGTGCTGCAGCAACGTTATAGATTCCTCTTTCTCCAGACTTTGAATCATACAAAGACTTCCATTCAGATATAAACTGCTCCATGTCTGGTTTTCTAGAATACGCTACTGAGTTGTTTGAAAGAGCACGTTGAGGATTGTTTTCCCACCAGTTTCCAGACTTTGCTTGCGCCATCTCTATGTCATTGATATTAGACAAGGAGATCATAGCTGATCTACGAACTCCTCCAACAACAACAACCTCGCCAATCTTACACATTATGTCATGGGCTTCAATTGGCTTAAGCTGTCTTCCAGCTGCAGTCTTAAATTTTGCAATTGTAAAATCAAAAAGGTTAACTAGCGGTTGAGGTCCAGAAGATCTTCCACCCATAGTTTTAAGTCTGGCTCCTGCTGGTCTAACTTTTGTAACATCAAAAGATGGAATCTTTCCATCCCACAAATTCTTCAATAGTAGCTTATATGCTGTTGCCCATCCAGTTTTAGAATCTTCTACAACAATAACATCAGAGACTTTTTCTAAAGATTGTGGAATAGACGGGAGCTTATTAATATATTTATATTCTACCGAGAAACCAACTCCAGAACCACACATCAAGATATACATGGTTTCGTCAAATGCTCTTGGGTGATCTACTGGCAAATAAGAACAGTTATAGCCAGCAACATTATCTCTTTCTAAGGCGGGACCAGAAGTCATGACAGCTCTCATAGAAGGCATTACATTTCTCTTATATACAGCATCCTTAAGATTAGAAAGCAATATATCATCTGGAGTATAGTTAAAATTTTCTTTCAAGTTATTAAGCATAAAGTCAAAGTATCTATCTACAGTTTCTTTCCATGTTTCTCTTCTATTAAGATCTGGTATCCATCTTGCATATCTAGAAATAGCTATAAAGTTTTCATATGGGTTATTTATCAATGCACTATCAGAATTTGGCTGAAGCATTACCATTGGCTTTTCCTCAAAGTAGTCTGAGGATTGATTAAAGTTTTTTATTTTTGTCATTTTGTCTCTTTTCCGCCATATGGCACATAAAATTTAGTAAGAGTCCTATTCTACCAAAGTTCTTTATAGAAAGGAAGGGTAAAAAATAATTTTAAAACAATCACTATTATTAGTTAACTAGAATAAATAAAATCATATTTTTAGGTTGACATATTGTAAAGTTTAATGGTATTCTTATAGTTCGTTATCTCTATTGGAGGAAATGCCTATGGAGAATATAAAACAAAAACTTAGCGATGTTTTACATCACTATGTTGCAATAGCAGTAGCTGTACTGTTTTTATTTACTGGTCAACCAGAAATAATTCAATCAGCATCTGCACTGGTTGTAAAACCAGAAGTAAAAACCGAAGCACAACTTAACAAGGAAAAGCTGGAGCAATTCAGCAATACTGTGTGGAAACCATCAGAGTCTTTAACAGACAAAGAATTGGTTGAACTTCTCAAGGCTGTAGGCTTTGAGGGTAGCGCCCTTAAAATGGCGTGGGCTGTAGCTAAAAAGGAGTCTAATGGACGCCCAATGGCTTATAACGGCAACAGGAAAACTGGAGACAGTTCCTATGGAATTTTTCAGATCAACATGTTGGGAAACCTAGGTGATGATCGTAAAGAAAAATTCAAACTGGATAGTAACTACTCGTTATTCGATCCAGCAATCAACGCAGAGATAACGTATTATATGACCAATGGCGGTCAAGATTGGTCGTCATGGAAAGGTTTAACTCCTCG